CTGGCTCAACGATGAGCGATGGGCAGACGAACCTGACGCCGATACTGGCCAAGCTCGAAAGCCAATCTCCAGCGCAGACAGATCGAAACCTACTGGCATGGCTGGAATCCTCGCTGAACGTCGCCGCCAAGCCTCAATCGAGGATGATGTTTCCGCCGGAGGGTGGGTTTTATCGGAGGACGACGGGCTTTCAGGTGTCTGGATTAACCCCAGAGAACCGAGAGACGGCTCGACAAGCGGTCCAGTCAGCAATGACCCGGCCCCCGCTGGACAAGTGCGAGGAATGGGTGGCGGGACTTCACGCGGTAACGGCCCGCCGTGGTGACGACACCGCCACGCTGGACCTCACGATGAGCCTCTATGCAGCCTGTCTGGCCAAATACCCTGCGGACGTAGCTAAGCAAGCCTGTCTGCATTTTGCCATGCGAAGCGCCAAGCCAAACTGGTTCCCGACTTTGAGCGAATTGGCTGAGTGGTGCGAGCGCGAAGCGGCTCAACGGCAGCAGCTTTTGGACAGTCTGCAAAAATAGGTGTTTACATCCCCTAGCGTCGGTGTATGTTTACCTCATGACCAAGCCAAACCCGATTGCAATCCGCCCCCGCCAAGGCTCCGCGCTAGAAGCCGTCTGGAACGACAACGAGCGTTCCAACAAGGCAATGGGCGACATCATTCACTCGTGGGCAATTCAATTTTCGCTCATGACAAAACAATCAGAACAAGAGGGAGAAGACCAATGATTGACCGTGCTGAACATACCGACCATCGCCGTAATGCCGCTATGATGACCGATCAGGCCTCGCACCGTGGCTGGGATTTCCGCGACGATCAAATGCCGCCGCTGTGGTTTAAGGCTGTGGCCGAGGTTCTGCGCCCGCGTAGCATCATCATCCTGCTGGCCCTCGCTGGCTGCGTCTCGCTGTTTTGGATTACCTGACATGGCGAGGGTTTGCGGCGCTTACGCAATCATTTGCGAAGATGGCAGGGCATACGTTGGCGGCTCCAAAAACATTGCGGCCCGCTGGAGGCAGCACAAATGCTTACTTCGAAAAGGTCGGCACCCTAACGGAAAACTGCAAGGCGCGTGGGCAGAAAGCGGCCCTGACGCGTTCTCGCTCATCGTTTTGGAGGTTGCACTTTCTGACGACGAACTGTTGAGCATCGAACAGCGATGAATCTACAAAATGCAGTCCGTAGTCACCGGCTTTAATCTTGCCCCTAACGCCGGTTCATTGGCTGGCCACAAACTAAGCGCTGAGGCCCGACAGAGAATGTGCGAGATTAGGCGCGGAAAACCTAAAAGCGCCCTTCACCGGGTTGGCATTTCGGCATCCAAAACAGGATCGAAAAACCCCGGCGCAAAACTAGCCGTTGCGGACATTGTGGCTATCCGAAAACTTGCCGACGACGGAACGTCCCGGCGCGAACTAGCTGCACAATTTGGCGTTTGTTACACGACGATTTCAAACATTGTGCGACGCATAAACTGGCAATCGTTGCCCCTCTCAGCCAAGGCGCAATTGCTTACAGGAGAAGCATCATGACGCCCGACGACATAGCCGGTCTGTGCGAGAGGCTGCGGGCGTGCGACACCAAATGGCTGGGGTCGGCTGGCATCGCGCCGCTTTTTAATCCCGACGGCCCTCAAGCAGCCGACACCCTTGAACGCCAAGCCGCTGAGAACAAGAGACTGCGAAGGGCTTTGCGCTTCTACGCCGACGAGCACGAATACCCGAGCGACGGACCTTGGGGCGTCAACTCCGACGACTTCGGCAAACGCGCCCGAGCCGCCCTTACAGGAGAAGACTAGGCCTAGCCTAACTCGTCGTCGGCATCGTCCAACGTGCCAGGATCAGGCCGCAGGTCCGTAGCAGAGCGCGGGAACGGCCTGCCGGTGTAGGTTGCCCATCTTGCCCGCTTGGCGCTGGCCTTGCGGTTCAGGTTTTTAGCGGCCTCCATAAACAAAGCGCTGGCAAAAGGTTCAAGTGTCACGGCCTGACCCATACCTATGCTCTAGCAGGCTCATTTCCTCAAAGCACCATGACCGGACGTGACCGCCCCATATCTTTGCCAGACAGACGCCAGAGCGCCAGGTTCCGCCGCCCTTGTTGGCAAAGCCCTCAATGAAGCCGTTAGGCAGGGCTGTGGCGGCTGAATAGACGGTCGGGGTGCGGAATGGTCCAGACTTGTGTTCCGTGATCTGGGTGGCCCTGTGGTCGTCACCGTGGATGGTATCGCACATGGCTTTGTTGGCGTGTTGCCCTTGGGCTAGGGGTTTCCCCCGTCCATTAAACGGAATGTGCGTAAAGCCCACCCCGTCGATAAACCGATACTCGCCATACATTGACGTTCGCCAGCCCCATTGCAGGAAGGCTTCCTCGACCATGTGCGCGTGGGAAATGCCGTCTGGATGGAAGTTGTCGTATCGCCAAGCCCGATGTTCGTGGTTGCCAAACGTGATGAGCTTGCGCGGCTTCAGCTTTCCAAGCCCCCGTTGAAACTCTTTCTGCGATGCGTGAAAGCTGGCTAGTTCCTGCTCAAACGTCGGCTTTGAAAAGCCTTCAAACGTCGCCCTATCATTGAACGATGAAAAGCAATCCATCGTCATCCAGTCGCCAACGGACACAACCCAATCGACGTTATGTTCTGCCGCAAACCGGCCTAGCCAATAGAACCGTTCCTTATTAGGAAGGTGCGGGCTGTCGTGAGCGTCACCGATAACGCAAACCACGATAGGGTCGCCTTCTGGTATCGGCTCTTTAATGTGGTCCTGCGAAACCATCGCCGGGACGCCGGGCGAGTGATGCTGATACTGGCGAGGCCGGTAAAGCGTGTCATCCGGCTCTAGCCCGTAATGAAGCTTTGCCGCCGCGATTCGACCATTCATCGTTCCGCGTGATATGCCCCACGCATCAGCGGCAACCGCGACGGCACCCTGGCCCGCCCCACCCATTCCGATGGGTCGAAATCCTTCCCTTAATTTTTCCTCAACGCGCTCAACTGTCTCGAGCGCAACTTCACGGGAAAGGGAAGGCTGGGCCATGTCAGGTCACCAAAAGCGCCAGAACGGGCGGGAAGGGGGTGCCAACGCGCGAGACTGTGCGTCGAAGGCTTGGACCGCTAAATCTCTCCGACCGTCACACACGGCCAGCATTAGGCCCCTAGCGTCGTGTGTGACTTCTAGGTTAGCGATGGTCGGGCTATCGGGCAGGGTCGGTAACTGGCACGGGGTCCGCGCCGCTTCCGGCAGGGTCAGGACTGGCGCAGATTGACGGGGCGACGCTGCACAGCCGGTTATCAGCAGCCCGAATACGAGCCACGCGATCAGGGTCAAGGGGCGTTTCAGCATCGGGTGCCGTCCTCGCTTCTATTTTAGCTTGGCGGGCAAGGTCGCGGATTACAACCTCCCGCGTGTGAAAGGTTTGTGTCGCCGCTGCTATTTCAGCGTTGCCGACCGCCTCGCGCTCTAACACCGAGACCTCGCTTTCCAGCCGGTCAATCTTGCGGGCATCAATGCCGAACGGGTCAAACTTAAGGCCGAGAAAGCTAGGACGGGCCAAACCGGCAAGGCCGAACAGCACCACCGCAACCGCCGCAATGACAAGCCAGCCGGTTGGGGTGATAATGCGGAGATATTTCACGGGTATTCTTTCCGCCGCAGTTCTATATGGGGTCCATCCCGCAAACTAACCCAGTCGCCACCCCAGACGATTGGCACTTTAAGTTCTTTTGCCGCTCGCTTGAAAGCATCAGCAACCGGACCATAAAGCGGCCAGTCCCAACGCACTTTGCCGCCCACCAGGACCGCAAAATCAATTGCATGGCCGGTAATGTGACGGCTGTTCATTGTCTGCGATGCGCCCGCCGCCTTGAGTTCACGCTGGCGAGCGACCGAACGAAGGCCCTCGGTGATGGTGAAATCGTGCGGGCTATAGGTTAGGGCCAGTTCAACCACGCGCACCAGGTCTGGGTGAACGCCTTGCAAGCGAGCGCGTGAACGAGCGCCTAGAACATAGGTCATGGCTTTTTCCAGCTTGCGACAATGCGGGCGAGGTCGGAAGCCGACGCTCCCCCCATATACATTAGGGCAAAGAACGCTTGCGAGCTTATCAAAGCCAGCGCAATGTCACGAAGCGGCCCACCGTCCGACAGCTTCCAGACGATACCTGCGAGAAGGGCCAAGGTGACAGACACATAGCCGATCGTCACCCAGCGCCGCCAGTGGAACGAAGGCTCGGGCAACGGATCGTCTGCGTTTGTCACGGCGCGGGCTTTCGGCGGGTTGGCAGCGGAAGCAGGCGCTCGATCAGGTCCGTTAGGTGCTTAATCTGCTCTTGCAACCGAATGACTTCATCGCGCGTATTATCATGCGAGGCGTCCTTGGCCTGCAAGTTGGCGACAACAGCGGCGGTCGTGCCGATTTGCGCTGACACAGCAGCAACCTGGTCCGTCGTTGCCTTGCCGTTTACACGACCTTCAAGCCGCACAAGCCAAATGATGACCGCGACGCCCGCGATGCCAAGGGTGATGAGGTGGCCCGGTTCGAGGATCATGTTGCGATCAGGCCGTGAGTGCGGAGGCGGGCGAGAAGGGCGTTTAAAGCAGTTCTAGCCTCGGCGTCGATAACGACACCGCCCGTCGCATCGGCAACCGCCGCGCCTTGTGCGCCGACAACCTTGATTGAGTTATTGTAGAGCGCCGCGCCAGACGGCAGCCGAAAGCCGGTCGTGTTGATTGTGCCGTAAAGGGTGCCCGATACAAAAAACTCGTGACCACCAGCAACACCGTAAAAAATACTACCCGTGTTGTTAATAAATGTCACATTGGTAGCGTTTGCTGTTATGTTCGCAATGCCGTTAAACACAACACCACGGTTTAATGCATAACGCGTGTATCCGTTGGTTATATATTGATCGCCCGTAGGGGGGTCATAACCAACAACTGCAAGTGAGGTGCTGCCGCCATACTTAATAGCTGTTTGCCCACTTACACCGCCATCAAGCTGAATGATGTTTGATGCGCTGCCGTTATTTGTAACTGTTGATCCAACTGCAAAAACATTGCTTGTGTCAACCGTTACGCCAGTTACGCTTGCCGCAATAGTAAAGGTAATGTTGCTAAATTGATTTCCCGTAAACACGGCATTTGAAATGCCAACGGTAACATTACCCACAATGCGAGCGCCGACGTATTTACCGCCGTTAACCCCCGAGGGCGATGTGCCGGACGAAATGTTTAACTTGCCAAACTCGCCGCCGATAATGGTTTGCGACCCGCAATCAACGAACAGAATGCCGCCCGTCGATTGGCTGGAATAATAGCCGTGGATTTCGTGATACAGCGATGCCGTTCCTGAAACACCAACCTCGATATCGTAACCCGATGCCGTAGCGTCAGTGGTCTGGTAAATGTCACAAGTGCCGTAAAGCTGGAGATTGCTGCCTGTTGATTTTAGGGCGCGGGCAAACGCCCATCGCGATCCGCAGTTAATCAAGCGCGGGCCATTGCCGGTCAGTGAGATATTGTGCCCGGTAAACGTAGGCGTTGCACTTTCGCCCCGGAACGAAATGCCGTTCAGTTCGATGTTGTTGGCGCTTGACGACAGAATTACACCGTTGCCGTTTTTGATAATTCGCACGTCACCAAGCGCAACCATGCGCTGGCGGTCTGTGGACATGGTAAGCCCGACCGCCTGATAATCACCAGCCGGAAACTCAACAGTTTTGCCGGTGTCGATAGCGGCTTGAATGGCCGTCGTGGCGTTGTAAGTGCTGGTCCGCGCGACGATGGCCGCGTGTTCAGCCACCGGGATAAAATCAAACGCGGACACAGTATCACGCATACGAGCTTGCACAGTCCGCGCAACAGCCCCCGTGCCAGCTTGGATAAAGCTGGACGCCAGTTTGACGAGGTAGTCAGCAACCGTCGTGGCTGTGGTCCGTTTAGCAGGACCGGGTGAACGATAAACGGCCAACACATCGCTATCCACCACCGGGGCAGATAGCGCCTGAAGTTCTGGAAAAGTCTTGCGGGGCGTGGTGGCCATTTTAGTTCCCTAGAACTTGATAATAAACATAAGGGCGATGTTACGCGGGCGGGTTTCAGTTCCGCCAGTCGATGCCGTGTTGTATGGCGTAATGGTTTCAGCGCCGCCAGTGCCGGTCGTGGTCAAGCCTGATCCAGTGTCGTCGGTTGCAGACGGCGGGGTAACGCTGTGAACGTGTGCCTCAATGGCTCCAGCTTGTGCCGAACCAAACGCACGAGCCGGATCAATGCCGCGCGAGTTATCCCAACCACGCGCAAACTCGCCGCGCATATCGGGCAGGTTGAACGTGGTTGATCCATCACCGACGCCAAACACCGTGCCGATTGCGGTAAACAAGCCCGCGTATGTCGTCCGAGATACCGCCGCGCCGCTACATTCCAGCCAACCAGTAGGGGCCGTGTTGGCCGCATACATGGTCACAGACCCGACAGGCACAGCCGCCGCAAACGTGCCCGCCGCGCTAAGGAAGCGAGCCGCAGCCGCATCACCAGCAGCCGGAGCCGGAACAAGGCCCTTAGTGCCACCCGATCCGCTATCACCCACAACCGCGCTCAACAGCGTAGTTGCCTGAGCGCCGGTCAAATCCTCAACCACGCCAGTTGCAGCCGTGACCCGGCCCTTGATGGTGGCCGTGGCAACCGTCGCCAGTTTGGCATTTGTAAACGATGCGTCCGGAACAGTCACAGTCGAGGTAAACGTAGCCGTGCCGTTAAAGGTCTGGTTGCCGGTAAAGGTGCCAGTAGCCACTACCGACAGCGTATCAGCGCCAGCGTTGCCAATGGTCGTGTTCCCGTTAACCGTCAGGTTTCCGGTGACGGTCTGATTACCAGCAAACGTCACCCCAAGCGGGAACGTCACGCCAGCCGAGGTCGCAGCCAGAACTGACACACCACCGCACACTAGGTTTACCGAGTTAGCAGCCGGAAAATAAAAGCCCGTATCCACATCTCCAATCACCGCGATTGACGGGGCCGTAATCAGGCCATCAGATACGCGGATGCCTTGAGCAAACGGAATGACCGCCGCCGCTGGCGTTTGACCGTCGGATGCAAGCGATTGCGTCAGCGCCGTAGCGAGGTCCGCAAGCGTTGCATTCCAGTCATCCGACAGGATAGCGGTTTCAGGAACCGCAGGGTTCCATGTGTTTGATGGGGGCGAATAGCTCCCCGACCCGTTTCTAGCCAATCGGGCCTCC